TCTAGACGCAGCCCAACAAAAATACAAAGGCAATTCTGAAGCTTTAGAAAACGTAGCTCGACATCGCCGTGATATTGAAAATAGTTTTAGCTCAGAAACCCGCGCCGAAGCGTTTCAAAAAATGGATGCAGATGCAGAAGCCCTTGATTCAAGTGAACGAAGAAACAAGCAACAGACTATTCAAGATTCTGGTGCGGGTCTTCTTGAAGAAGTTCGCAACCGCAGGAGCATGGGCGGTGAAATGGATGACCGTGAAGGCTACGCTTCTGGCGTTTCACTTGTTAACTATTTTATTAAGTCTAAAGAAGGCCAAAGCATTATAAAAGATCTAGTAAAAGGCGTAGATAAGCCTCTTAAAGCTGATGCTAGAGTGGCTAAAGTTCTCACAGACGACTACGATTCGGTTGATTTGCAAAGAATGGCTGAAGCTTTAGCAACAACTGTACAGGCAAATACAAAATACAGTGCTGACGGTGTAGCTTCTTTAACAACAAACAAGTCAAATATTGTAAACGAAGCAGCCAATCAAGCTAATATAGGAATCAGTGGGACTAGCCTTAAAACAATAAGCCCTCAAGCTTTAGAAACTATGCTATATTTAAACAATCAAGGAGCAGGGGGAGGCAAGTCTAAAGGGATTTTAAATACTATTGTTCAGTTTAAAAGAGCCTTAACAGAAAAACCAAGTTTAATGTCTGGGTATACTCCTGATATTTCATCAACTGGAAAAGGAAAAAAAGCAGTAGGGCAAGGAATTGTAGCAGGAACAGGAGTAGGAATTGTAGCAGGAGCAGGTGGAGTATTGCTTTTTGCAGACGAAGACAAAACTGAAAAATCAGTTGAAGCTCCAATGTCAGAAGAAATTGAAAAAGATGCAAAAACTTTAGAAGCCGAAAACTTTGATAGGGTATTCAGTAAAAAAATAAAAAATGCTGAAAAAGGACAGACTTCATATATGTATAAGCCTTTAGATCCAGACGCGCCTGAAAGAGAAATTGCACTTGAACTTGAAGCGGGAGACACTAAGCTAGTTCCAAAAAACAAAGGCGGCATGATGAAGTACGCTGAAGGCTCTATGCTTATGCCACCCGAAATGGAAATGGAAGAAGACATGCCTGAAGATACCTACGACAACATCCCAGAAGATGAGATGGATGCTGTAGAAGCTTCACAGCTTCCAGACTCAGAAATGGAAGAGGACTACACAGGCTATGTATTAGGGCAGTCTTTAGACACAGAAGAACAAGATTATTTAATGGGCGTTCTAGAAACAGACGAGCGTTTAAGTGGCATCTTTGACAAGGTTATGGATGTTGCAGGAGAATTTGCCGGAGAAGGAGCCGTAGAAGGCCCCGGAACTGGCACATCAGATTCGATACCCGCAAGGTTGTCGGATGGTGAATTTGTTTTCACCAAGAAAGCCACCGATCAAATGGGCGCGGATCAGCTACAAACTATGATGGACGATGCTGAACGTGCTTATGATGGTGGTTACATGAAGAAAGCATTCGGAGGTTTAACTAGCGAAGACGATATAAAAATGTCTTCTTATGACAGTGATGACGAAGTTAAGAAACAAATGGTCACTGCTAACCGGATGCCAAGCGTAAGATAACGATAAAGCCACTTTATTAATTTAAACCCTTTATCACAAAATATAATCCAGAGGCCACCTTGAAGTATCAAGACCCTATATTACAAACGCGAGTAATATAGCCACCTTGAAAGACTAGCAAGCCCCAAAAGGAGAGTGACAAGATGAGTAATGTAACAGAACAACTTGATGAACCCGAAGCCAATCCATACAATTCTCGAAAGGCGTGGCACACAGAAGACGCCCCCAGTCGAGGATCAGCAGATGGGCTATACCAAGAAGAGACACCTAAGAAGGCTACCCGCAAAGCGGCCCCTGAAGAGGAAGCTCAGACAGGTACTACAAATTATAAGAAACGATACGATGATCTAAAGAAACATTACGATCAGAAAATTGCAGACTTTAAGCAGAAAGAACTACAACTTACAGCAGCGGCAACAGAAACGCAACCTGCGTATGCCCCGCCTAAGTCAGCCGAAGATCTTGAAAACTTTCGTGAGCAATATCCTGATCTATATGAAACCGTAGAAACTGTTGCACACTTACAAAGTGAACAACAAATGCAAGCTTTAAAAACTAAAATGTCTGTTCTTGAAGAACGAGAATTAAACATACAGCGAAAAGAAGCTGAATCTACACTACGCTCACGGCATCCTGATTTTGAGGATATACGAGGCGATGATAAGTTCCACGAATGGGCTAAAGAACAACCTGAAGTAATTCAAGGTTGGATCTATGAAAACCCAGACAATGTTAATTTAGCAGTCAAAGCTATTGATCTTTATAAAATGGAGAACGGCATCAAGACAAGTAAGAAGCAAAAACCGTCTAAGTCACAATCTTCCAACTCTTCAGCAGCAGATATGGTATCTACAAGAACTACTCGCGTAGATTCTAAGCAGCCAAAGATTTGGACACAACGGGAAATTGCAGCTTTGTCTATACAACAATATGATAAGTTTGAACAAGAAATTGATTTAGCTATCATGGAAGGCAGAGTGCAGTAACTACTTATTGTCTTTTTTTAGGAGTAACACAACATGGCTTTTAACCAATCGGACGCTCTATTTGAGCAAGGCACAGACACTAACGGTAACTTCGGTAACTCAGTAGCTGGCCAAACTAACAGTTTCTTTCTTCCTTCGATTTACTCGAAGAAAGTTCTTAACTTCTTTCGCAAAGCTTCTGTAGCTGAAGCAATTACCAACACTGATTACAGTGGTGAAATTTCGTCTTTTGGTGATTCTGTAAAGGTTATCAAAGAACCAGTAATTACTGTTTATCAGTATGAGCGTGGTGCAGACGTAACTCAAACTAAGCTAACTGACCAAGAAATTACTTTGGTTGTTGACGTAGCCAACGCATTTAAATTCATCGTTGATGATATTGAAACTGCAATGTCTCACGTTAACTTTAAAGAAGTTGCTGCTTCTTCTGCTGCTTACGCATTGAAAGATGCTTTTGACGCAGGTGTAATTGCGAAGATGATCGCGGGCGTTTCAGCTTCAAGCCCTAACCACATCCTTGGTAGCGACAGTGCTACTGACCTAGCCGCCGGAACTTTTGACGGTACTGGTAACTTGGATATTGGTTTTGGAACTAATGAGCATGATCCTCTTGATCTTATGGCGTACATGGCCCGTCTTCTTGACGAGCAAAGCATTCCAGAAGAAGGTCGTTGGTTCTTGGCTCCACCTAGCTTTTACGAGCAGTTGTCTCAGTCTAGCTCTAAGCTAATGTCTGTAGACTTCAACGCAGGCCAAGGCTCTATCCGTAACGGTCTAGTATCATCTGGCAAGCTACGCGGCTTTGACATGTACAAGTCTAACAACATTGCTACTCCAAGCAATGCTGCGGGTCAAGTACTGTCTGGTCACATTAGCTCCACTGCAACTGCACAGACTATCACAAGCACTGAGGTCATCCGTGATCCAGATAGCTTCGGTGACATCTGTCGTGGTCTGCACGTATATGGTGCTAAAGTATTACGTCCTGAAGCAATGGTTTCAGCGTTCTACGGTATCGACTAAGTAAGTAACTAGAGATGGGGGTGTAAAAGCCCCCTGATCTTTATAAGAGGTATTTATGCCACTAGTAGGAAGCGACAACAAGCCTGTAATGATTAAAGGAAACAGCAAGAAAAGAATTCTTGGAGACACAGGTAACTGGTACAAGCCAGAGAATAAAAAAAAATACGAAGATAACTGGGACGCTATTTTCGGAAAGAAAGAAACTGAAACTAAATCAAAGGCGCAATAATTTATGGCAACAACCTACCTTGAATTAACTAATGAGCTTCTACGAGAACTCAATGAAGTTGCCCTTACATCAACAACTTTCGCAGGCGCGTTAGGTGTTCAACAACATGTCAAAGACTCAGTAAACCGCGCTTACTTTGATATTATAACTGAAGAACCACAATGGCCTTTTCTAGCTTCGGCAGAAAGTGGTGAGACAGATCCCATGTACGGCAACGTATATGTTGAGACTGTTGCAGGCACAAGATTTTATGAACTAAAACCCGCTAGTTCAAACATTACAACGGATTTTAGTTCAATAGACTGGGACAACTTCTACATGACCACCGTAGGTGTCTCAGGTGAAGTAGCTCCTTATGTAGCTAGAAACTTACGCTTTATGACTATAGAAGCTTGGAAAGACTTTCGCAGAATTTCGGAGAACTTAGATGATGCAGACTCTCAACAATTTGGTGTACCTAACGCTGTTATACGTAGCCCTGACTCTCGCAAATTTGGACTCAGTCCCATTCCTGACAAGGTCTACCGCGTCTGGTTCTACGCTTGGGATCTTCCTTCAAGACTCTCTGGACACGGAGACACTATAGTTTTTCCAGATTTGTATACGGGCGTTCTACAAGCTAGAGCTAGGTACTACATCTGGCAGTTTAAAGATAACCCGCAAGCAGCAGCTTTTGCACTAGAAGATTATAGAAAAGGTTTACGTAGCATGCGCTCTAATCTTATTGAGCCAGTACCTGCGGATATTAAAGATGACCGGATGAGGTTCGTTTAATGGCTGCTTCACAACCCTTTGGTATTTCATGCAGAGGTGGTTTAAATACTAACCTTAATCAACTTGAAATGCTCGCACAGCCCGGAGTTGCTACAGAGTTATTAAACTTTGAAGTTAATCCAGATGGCGGGTACAGACGTATAAACGGTTACTCAGCTTTTGGTGATACTCGACCTAACGGTGGTAATCGTATTCTTGGTGTGCAAGTATATGCAGACGGAGTAATTATTTGTAGTGGCGTTGGAATTTTCTTTAGTCAAGATGGCGAAACTACTTGGTTACAGATTAACAAAGCAAGCGTTGCAAGTGGAGGAGATAACTTCTCAACTTTTTCAGGCCGCAGTGCAGACGATAGAACTGCACAAGCTCAAACATCTTTTGCAGTATTTGAAGGAAACACCGATTACGGCTCAGTTGTTATTACTGACGGAGTTAATAAGCCTTTTCTTTTTAAAATGACAGGAACAGGAACTTTAGCTAACCGTACATTTTTTGCAGAAGAAGTAACTGTTAGCGGGACAACAGCACCGACCACATGCGCTATACATAATAATCACTTAGTTGTAGCAGGCGCACCAACCGCAAAAAACACAATCTTTTATAGCTCAACACTTGATCCATCTAGTTTTTCTGGTTCAGGTGCAGGCAGCATCTTATTGCCAGACCAAGTAGTAGGCATCAAAAGCTTTCGTGATGACTTAATTATCTTTTGTCGCAATAGCATACACAAGCTTATCAACATTACTAGTTCTTCTAACATTGCAATTGTTCCAGTTACTAAAAACGTAGGTTGCTTGAGTTCACATAGCATCCAAGAGATTGGCGGTGACTTGGTGTTTCTTTCACCGGATGGCATACGTTCAGTAGCAGGTACAGCACGTATTGGTGACGTTGAATTAGGATCAGTAAGTCGGCAAATACAGTCTGTAATATCTACACTTGCAAAGTCTGTAAATACTTTTACGCTTGCTAGTACAGTACTCCGAAGCAAATCACAATACAGATTATTTTTTAGTCAGGTTGGTGGTGCTTCGTCTATTGCGCTTGGAATTATAGGAACATTAACACCTAACGGTTTTGAATGGTCTGAAACAAAAGGAATACAAGCAACAGGTCTAACATCGGGCTTTAACAAAGATGGCGTGGAAAAAACATTTCACGGAGATAGCAAAGGCTATGTTTATAACCATGACTCAGGCAATGCATTTTCTGATGATGGAACAGCTTTTAATATTTCAGCAAAATATAGCACACCCAATTATGATTTTGGAGACATTGGAACTCGAAAGACTTTGTACTACGTTAAAATATCTGTGTCTCCTGAAGGCCAGATACTTCCGTTTCTAAGACTTCGATATGATTACGAAGACTTAGATATTCCTCAACCTGCACCATATCCCGTAGTAGGAATTCCAATTCCTTCTTCTTTTGGAAACGTAGCGTTTGCAGCATCAACATTTGGCGGCAGTAAAGATCCAATGTTTAGACAAGCAGTAGAAGGAAGTGGACACGTAACAAACTTTAGAATTACCAGTGATGACCAAAACGCACCCTATGCAATTAACGGCTTGTACGTTGATTACGTCCCATCAGGCAGGAGATAACCAGACATGGCAGGATCAAGTTATACTAGACAAAGCACACTTACAGATGGCGATACAATCACCGCTGCACTTTTTAATGACGAATACAATAAACTTGTATCTGCGTTTGCATACACTTCTACTGGAACTACCGGACACCAACATGACGGTGGAGCAGGAGAAGGTGGTAACATTGAAATTATTGGCGATCAAGATTTCTTAAACAAGCTTGTAGTCGATACCACTAACAACCGTTGGGGATTTTTTGTACAGGTAAGCAGTGCAGCAGTAGAACAGATTCGCATCCAAGACGGTGCAATTGTTCCTGTAACTGATTCAGACATTGACTTAGGTACTAGCTCTTTAGAGTTTAAGGACGGCTTCTTTGACGGAACTATCCATGTAGATACACTAGACGTAGATGCTAACGCAACCATTGCAGGCACTCTAGGCGTAACAGGCAACACAACTGTTGGTGGCACACTAGGTATAACAGGCAACACAACTATCGGTGGAACTCTTGTAGTCACTGGTACTACAACACTTAATGGCGGTACGCTTACTCTAGGTGACGCAGCAAGTGATAATGTTGTATTCGGTGCAGATGTAAATAGTAATATTATCCCTAACACTGACAGTGCATTTGATCTTGGAAGCTCTGGACAAGAGTGGCGTGATCTTTACTTAGATGGTACAGCACACATAGATACACTAGATGTAGATGTGAACGCAACCATTGCAGGTACACTTGGTGTTACGGGTGTGTTGACTGCAACTAGTCTTGATGTTTCTGGAGATATAGACGTAGACGGCACAACAAACCTTGATGTTGTTGATATTGATGGCGCTGTTGACATGGCTACAACGCTTGCAGTTGCAGGCAACGTAGATTTTAATGGCGATTTAGACGTAGACGGCACAACAAACCTTGATGTTGTTGACATTGATGGTGCTGTAAACATGGCGACCACTGCACTCGTTACAGGCGTACTAACCACAACCGCTGCTACTGTGTTTAACGGTGGCTTTGCTTCTAATGCTGATTCTACTCTTGGCACTGATAAGAAAGTCCAGTTCAGAGACTCAGCAATCTACATTAACTCTAGTGCTGATGGACAACTAGACATAGTAGCTGACACAGAAATTCAAATAGCTGCAACTACGATTGATATTAACGGAGCTATCAATGCAA